CTTTTTTATCACATCGGTACTTCACTATCTGACGAATAGTAAAAGATACAATCACAAATCCTGCTAGGATTATCAATCCAGTTTCTTCACTCATTGCTTTTCACGGCAAATGATGGTACACTATCAAGTAGAGGTTGGGGCTTCTGCCCCTTTCTCTACTTTTTGTTTTGAAGCTTACGTTTGTGTTCTAAGATTTGTTTGTGCCACAAACATGCTTCTCTGATTAAGCCTAGTACCAAGATGACGGTTGCAGTGTCCTTGGTTGCTAGGCTTTTTATGATGTGTTCCATCATTTGCCTTACCTCCTTTTTTTATTTTGCTCTTGGAGCAATAGCTAGGAGAGGAATCGCACCTCTCTACGCTACCCTAGCTTGTTTGGCTTCTTCAACCTTTTCAAGAACTAAGATTGTAAGAGCCATTTCTTGAAAATCTTTATCATCAAATCCGATAACATCGCCGTAAACTCTAATTGTTGTCAATAGTGTGTTATACAATTCGTACATATCATCTGACGATAGTTTTTCACGATCTAGGATTTCTCCTAATTTAAGTGAGCGTTCTCTGCGGTTCTTAACTTGTAAGATTTCTTTTGCTAGTGCGATTTGTTCTTGTGTTGTAAGTCCTTTATTCATTGTGTTTCCCTCCGCTTTGTTTTTGTTATTTCCTTAAGCTTGATTATAGTTTAACACGTTAAACATAAAATGTCAAGTGTGTTAAACAAAAAAATTTACTTTTTTTATTTAAAGATGTATAATAGATTAAACAATATATAGAAAGGGGTTTTTAAATGAAGTTAGGAGAATTGCTAAAATCATATAGAGCAGAGCATAAATTATCAATGGATGCTTTTTGTGAATTATCTGATGTAACAAAAGGATATATTTCTATGCTTGAAAAAAATGAACATCCGAAATCGAAAAAGCCCATTGTCCCATCTTATGACACAATAGAAAAAATTGCTAAAGGAATGCAAATTTCTACAGAAGATTTAATTGATATGCTTGATGATGATCAAGAAATTCAAATCAACGCTACTCCAGTTCTTCTCTCAAAATCCCCCATCCAATCCATCTACGACCAACTAGAACCGCCTAGACAAAGAAAAGTTATCACATACGCTGAAAAATTACGTGACGAACAAGAGGAACGAAGAAAAGCGAAGATAAACGAAGTATCAGAGAAAGTTATCGACTTGTACCAAGTTGAGGTTGTATCTGAGACTGCAGCAGCTTGTGGATTTAACTATGGATTTGGTTACGACGATACAGACAGAGAGACTATAGAGGTTGACGAGCAACCACCACGCCACGATATTGCTACCAAGGTCAGCGGAGACTCCATGCAACCTGACTATCAAGACGGAGATATTCTCTATTTAGTAGACAAAGGACTGACCACCTACAACGGAGACCTAGCAGTTATCGCATACGGAGACCGTTCTTACTTCAAGAAGATATACACCGAAAACGGACGCTTACGCCTAGTGTCACTCAATGACAAGTACGAGGACATCATCCTAGACTTCCCACCAGCCGAAGACACACACATCAAGATTTATGCAGTTGTCGGGGTGTATAGAGAAAAATAAAATAAAGGAGAATACCCATGAAAAAACTACTAACAACATCAGCTATCTTGCTTAGTGCTACAGTTCTAGTAGCATGTTCTAACAATCAATCAACTACCAAAGATAGCTCGGAGCAACCAAAAACGGAACAAAAAAACACTACTTCAACGGATACAAAAGCAAAAGCAGATAACAGTAAATATGATGATCTAATTTCTGAAATTAAATCAAAATTAGATCCTGAATCAACTGGTGCAATAAGTGTAAAAATTCAAAATAATGTAATCAATTCAGATTCATCCGAACCACATGATACAATCATGATTTTGCTAACTGGAACGGCTAAGAATAGTGCAAAAGAGGCTCTAGATGCAGTCAATTCTAATTCTGCTACTACTGACCAAAACAATGCAATCACTTTGATTCGTATGGCTATTTCTGAATTCGCTAAAAAGTTACCAGACGATAATACTACTCTTTCCCTTGGTTATGAAAAATCTGCTGACCAATATGACCTAATCGCTAAATCTTCAAAACAGAAAGATATTATCCCTATTGGTGAAATCATCGCACAATAAAAAAATCCCCACACTCGCCATCGCCAAATTTTGAGTGTGAGGATTTAACTTTCCATCAAGCAAGCAATGGAAAGGATGATAAAAAAATACAACTATAGTTTATCATAAGTTCTACACCTTTTCAACTATGCGGGCAAGCAATCGAAAAGAAAGGACTTTTTATGATAAAAAAATATATTACAAAAAAAGGAGAGACTAGATATCTCTTTCAAACATACCTGGGAATAGACCCTGCAACTGGAAAAGAAAAACGTACAACACGCCGTGGCTTTAAAACCATTAAAGAGGCCAAGGCAGCCGAACGTGATCTTCTCTTAGATGTAGAAGAGAATGGTTTTTCAAACAATGAAGATTTCCAGAACCCTACATTCGCTGAAGTCGCTGAGTTATGGCTTGATAGCTATAAGAGCACTGTAAAACCAACAACTTATCAGAATACTAAGAAGAAACTTGATGTTATGATTGACTCATATTTTACAGATATGAAGATTCAGCAGATCAGTGTAGCTTATTGTCAGAAGGTTGCCATTCAGTTAAGTAATCGCTATATCCTCTACACAAATTACTACTCTGTCATTAGCCGTATTTTCAAATATGCCACTTCTATTGACATTATTAAGTCAAATCCCTTAGACAAGATTATCAAGCCTAAAAATAGGCCCTTAAAGGTCAAAGAGAACTACTATACAAAACAGGAGTTAACAGATTTTCTTAAAGTTTGCAAAGAAAATTGTAAGCCTGTAGAGTATACTTTTTATCACTTACTAGCTTTTACTGGTTTGAGGATTGGAGAAGCTATCGGACTCATGTGGTCAGATATTGACATTGAAAATAAACGATTGAACATTTCTCGGACAGCTGTCAAGATTGGCAAAGAACAAACCGTCCAGGATCCTAAAACCAAAAGGAGTAAGAGGGTTATTACCTTAGACGATGAAACTCTGAATGTATTGAAACTCTGGAAACGTCAACAGATAAAAGAATATTTCCAAGCTGGTAAAGCATATCAGCATGATTCGAATTATATATTTACGAATAACAAGGGGAAATGGCTTTTGACTGCAACTATGAAAGTGAAGCTTAGTAGCTTCTTTTGTAAACACAATAAGCTTAAAAAAATTACGCCCCACGGCTTTAGGCACACACACGCTTCTCTCCTGTTTGAAGCTGGTATTACAGCTAAAATCATTTCAGATAGACTAGGTCACAATAATGTTCAAACCACCCTTGATATGTATACCCACATCAATGATAATCAACGTGTTGAAGTTGTTGACCAGCTCATGGACTTCATCCGCTCCAGCTAAAAAACATGCCGTATTCAATATCGTATTCACTTTTGGTTAACGCGCTAGAAACCCACTGATTTCAAGGGATTAGCAAGCTGTTTACTATTGTACTATAATAGTACACAAAAAGAGCCATTCCAGGCTCTTTTTTAGAGCTTTATAATATTTGTAGTGGGTAAATTCCCTATAGATATTATGTAGCCAATTATTGATAAAAACTTTAGTCATCATCGTCTCTATAAAAATATTTTCTATACACTCTTGATAATACCAAAATTAATGCCAATATCATACCAAGAGCTATAATAATAGAATTTATTAGATTTATTTTAGTATATCCAATCACTAGTCCAATAATTGGACTAGTAGACATGCTTAGATATAATAAAAATAACAAAAAATGAATTTCACCAATTCCTGCAAAAAAATGTTTCATGTAACGATTCTCCATTTGCTCCATTAAATCCGTTTTATTTTAGAGTAGCATAAAATAAGCAATCCTTCAATAAAATCCATTGACGAAATACTATTCTAAAGCATTGATAACTCAGATTTATCAGAATAGAACTGTCCAAACTATCGAACAGATTAAATCCATACATATCCACGCAATTCTACGTTTAGGATTGCTATAAAGTAAATGTTTCGAGATTATTCTAAGCCTTTGACTGCTTAAAATTTTACGTTCTGAAGGATTCTGAAGCTAGAATAGCATAAAAATCATGAAAACTGAACTATTCGAAGCTTCAGAGTCATACGATTTCCATAGGAAGTATCTTTTTAGTACGTGTGGTTAGGAGGTAATTTTAGGGAATCTCCCCAAAACAACCGATTTCCTATTTTTATCAATCAAAAAATGTTGATAAATGAGTGTTTTAAAATTAAATTTTAAAGGTATCCTTAAATTTAAAGATTTTGATAAGATTTCTGTATTTTTCACAATTCAATGATACGATGACATTGTTGGGCTACATAAGCATCGTGGGTCACAATAATGACTGTTTTCCCCTCGCGATTCATCTCTAAGAGAAACTTCAAAACCAAATCTCTATTTTCAGGATCCAGAGAACCTGTTGGTTCATCGGCTAAAATCAACTGGCTGGGTTTTAAGATGGCTCTAGCAACTGCAATTCGTTGTTGTTCGCCACCAGACAACTCGGAGATCTTTTGATGCAACGTAGCTGACAAACCTACTCTCTCCAAAATCTCTTCCACCTTTTTGAGCTTGTCTTTCTTGGACAATTCCACATATTTCATCGCCAGCATGAGATTGTACTCGACCGTTTCATCATCAATCAGGGCAAAATTTTGAAACAGATAAGAGATATGTTCACGGATTATTGTTTGCGACTTAGCAGAATTGACCGCTAGATTTGTCTGACCAAAAATCTCATACCGTCCGCTATAATCACCATCTATCAAACCTAATAAATTTAACAAGGTCGACTTACCACTACCACTTTTTCCAACGATGGCAACCAAATCTCCCTGATCAATCCTGAGAGACAAGTGATCCAAAATCACTTTTCCCCCAATGGTTTTGGTAATATTTTTCAACTCAATCATAAGATGCCCCCTTTCAATAACTCTACTAAACTTTTTTTCTCCATCCTAGAAGCCAAAACTAGCACAAATAGTATATCCAGACATGTAAAACCTGCAAACAGTAGAAGTGGCAGGAGCGCATGGGCAAAGAAAATCAAGACTAGAAGAGGCAGACTATAGCCCAGCAAGAGCAGAACGAGGAGAGGACGGTAGCGATCGACCAGTTTCCACCCCATAAACTTCTTGGTAATGATATCCCTGCGCTTCAACAAGAAAGTGGTAACGAGTAAAAAGTAGGAGACAATCATACTGAGAAGAGCAAATAAGGCAAAAAGAACGTTAAAATTACGAACAGAATCCCGATAGGTATCAACCATCCCCTCTTGAATTGCTTGAATCGATGAAAATTTTAAATAGCTACCATCAGATAAGTTATCGACTAACTCCGTAATCACTTTTTGATTTTGTTCTGTATTTTCAATTTTCATCGGGTTGTTTAAACCTA